GTGCAGTAGATTCCGCAGAAAGTCCAGTTTCTGTATCAGAAACACGCGACTCTAACGAAGTAACATCACTCGACAATGCTGTTAAACCTGCACTGTCTAGATCAACACGAGTGACTAGATTCTGTATTGCAGTAGAGTTTGCAGAGACACCTGAAGTATCAATATTACCTAAGTCTGCTTGTAGTTGTGTAACTGCACTAGACACAGAACTAATATCGTTTCCAGTCTGTGTTACCTGACTTTCTAGTGATTGTGTAGCTGTCGCATTCGCTTGAATGTTGGATTCCGCGTTTGTCAACGAGTTAGACAGTGTAGTTACCTGACTTGATACGGAAGATAAACTATCACTATCTGCGTCTACTCGCGCTTCCAGCGTTTGTGTCGCTTCAGCGGCGATTGCAAGTACTGCGTCAGAGTCTACACCTTGATTGAAACTTGCCTCTAAATTAGTAACTTCTTGCGATAGTATTGATAGAGCATCATCGGTTTGTGTTACCAAGGTTTCAAGTGATTGTCTTGCACCAGCTTCTGCATCAATACGTACACCTAGATTAGTATCGACCGAAGAAATCTGTGAACCCAAATCTGTAATCTGAGAGGACTGAGAAGAAATACTACCTTCTGTTTGAGTAACGCGAGTCTCTAACGATTGTCTTGCACTGGCATTCGCAGAAATAGAATTACCAAGATCTGTATTAACTTGGTCTAACCGACTATCTAATGTTGTAATGCGTTGCGCTTCAGTAACTAATCGATCACTGTCTTGGTTAATACGCACTAACAAAGCGTCATTGGCAGTAGAAACTACATTTGATACATATCCAGAGTCAACACCTGCCGTCGTTAATGCGGCTTCAAGTGTCGTGATGTCTGCCGCAAGAACCTCAATGGCACTATCTGCGCTGTTAATAAGAACCAATAGTTCATTTCTCGCGCCTGCAGTAGCACTGACTAAGAAATCCGAATCAATCTGATCAACAACCACAGCAAGGTCTGTTATCTTAGAAGCCTCACTTACTAATCGGTCACTGTCCGCATTGATGCGTACCGTCAAACTATCAATCGCTGTCGCGTTCGCGGAGACACCGGAGAAATCAAGTGAATTTAGATCAACACTTAATTCTGTTAAGTCTTGAGCCAACACAAGTATGTCAGAATCCGTTTGACTGATTAATGCGGTTAGACTATTCGTCGCAGAAGCAACTGCTGCGTTTGTGTCGTTTGTTAATGAAACTTCTAGTTCTGTGAGTTGTTGCGACAATACCGTTATCTCAGAATCATTTGAAGTAATCAGAGCAGTTAGACTATCTGTCGCAGAAGCAACTGCTGCGTTTGTATCATTTGTTAGTGATGCCTCTAAGTCAGTGACTTGTTGTGAAAGAACTGTTATCTCAGAATCGTTAGCAGTGATCATTGTGGTGAGACTATCTGTCGCAGAAGCAACTGCAGAACTTGTATTACTTGTTAATGAAACCTCTAGTTCTGTGAGTTGTTGCGCCAGTACAGTGACTCCGGAATCAGTCGCATCAATTAATGATGTAAGACTGGTAGTCGCTGTTGATACTGCATCACCTATATCTGTTGTTAGTGATGTACTCAATTCGGTAATTTGTTGTTGAATCTGAACGAGATCGCTATCGATAATATTTACTATGGTAGCACTGTCTAGATTTCCGTTTGCGATAGAAACAATTGTCGCACTGTCTAGATTTCCGTTTGCGATAGAAACAATTGTCGCAGAGTCAAATCCATATGTACCGGCATCAATGATACTTTGTACATCGGACGAATCAAGACCTGCACCATCAACTGCGGATTGAATATCAAGTAAAGTAGAATCATGTCCTGCGAGACGAACATCAATCAAGTTAATAGCGTGAGTATTTGCATCCACACCGGAAAGATCTAATCCATCAATAGCGCTATCTACGGAAATACTCACATAGTTAGCTAAATCATTTAGTGTTACTTCACCACCCAAGGTACTGACTTGATAAAGTTCTATAAAGTTAGAATTAATTTTTTCACTAGCTTCGCGAAGTGTGTCACCCGTACCATCGTTTGCTGATCCACCAGTGTTTAGAATTTTTCTTGCCATTTTATCCGCCGTGTTCTTCCGTGTCTAAGTATTCATAATCTTGTGAAAGGTCTAATATACCATCGTCTAATGTTGGTGGTCGAACACCTGCCCAATTCGCGACTGTATCAAAGTCGTCTGATATTTGTTGCAATGTAATTGTTTCGTATCTGGCCAGAGTTTCAAGTGAACTCACAATGATACCTGTACCATCGTCTTTTTGTGATTGTGTACGTGAATCGACTATATCGTTCTCTTCCATGACAAGTAATGTATAGCTTGGTTCAAAACTCATATGTCCGGTAGACTCAAGTACAACTGGATAATTTGGTGGTTCTAGTGGATCAGTAGTGATCCCCGACATAAGTTCTAGGTCAGCCGAACCTTGAGTAACTGTTTCACCCGCTAGGTAGAAACCAGCTGGGTGAACCATCTTCTTATAGAGTTCTTCGTAGTCCCCAAAGGACATACCTGTTTTTAAAAGAACTGAGAAAATCTGGTATCTTCGGTCATCCTGAATACGTTTCAAAGATTGTGGACCAATCAAAGAACCGCCTGGTTTATCATTAAGAATAAAGATGTCGCGTTTAGGATAGATGACTTCTACTTCTTCACCATAAAACGCCTCAAAGAATTGTTCTGCAGAAAGTTGTGTACCCTTCGCACGGTAGAACTGCGAAAGAAGTTTCGCCATAAACCGTGGATCTGCATTTGGATTTGCAGCAAATGATTCGGTATCAAGGCCATCACTAATTTCTCTTATCAACAGATCTAGGTTTTTTAGATCCGTAGAAGAGATGTTTCGCAAATCAAATAATCGCTCTATCTCTGGCGATTCCGTCTCATCATCCGCAAATTTATAGTAACCCTTTAAAAACTTAATTAAGTCGGGGTACTGACTCTTAAAGAAATCCGGCAGTACCTGAGTTACTTTGGCCTGATGAAACTTAAGATTGGTTCGACGATCGGACATTACAACGTAACCTTAACTTCATCCGTATCGACTTTGGACATAACGCTTGACACTTCCTCATCAAGTGTTATAATATAGTTACGTAAAGGAGCGACAGTACTTTGGTTCGCTGGAGTTGCACTAATCTTAATACCGCTACCCACAAAACCATCCTTATCTACCAATAAAGAATTTATCTTTACTTGGCCAAGGCCAGGGTCATAACTACCCACATTTGAAATCTTAACTACGTCGTTTAGATCTACCATTTGTAACTGAGTAGATCCCAATTTATTTTTAATAACGAAATACTGTCCGTTTGATTTAAAAATAGATGACGTTACTGTGTAGTCGTCCTTATCTGGTTGAGCAAGATAGACAGGGAAGTTTACCACATGATCCGACTCATAGTATGTGTCAAAGTCTTCTGGTAAAACGCCGTTGTCTTCTAGTTGTTCTTCTTTTATTTCAATTAATCCCTGTATGTCAATGCGTTGTTGCATACGAACCGTCATGCGAGAGTTTAGGACAGCTGGAGATAGATTGTCAATTTGCGTCAATAAATTAGAACGACGGAATGTTGTATCGAACGTGTTCAGTTCGTTTCGAACATAAGTGTTAATCAATGATTTAACATCGGTCTCTAATGATTGAGATTGAGTTACCTTGAAAGGATCAATGTTAAACTTTGTTTGTAGTTCTAAATATGTCTTTTGTGGATCTACAAATTTTAGATCAATAGACATGATAGAAAGGTTTGCAGCCAATTCTTGACGAATATTGTTCTTCTCTGTCGCAATTACTTCGTCACTGACGTTGTCTCTAAAGTTTAAACTGACGAACACCTTACCGTACTCTGGTGGTAAATTATCGTTGCCTCCCCACGAGATCACATCACGGACATAGTTCGAGTATCGAGCTTGAATTAGAGCCCGGTAGTCGTCTGCGGTCACTAAACGATTCTGTGCAGCATATGCGCGAGGTGCATTTAATTTGATAGAGTTTAAAGACTCTCTTTCCGATCCACCAGCTGATGGTGATAGTTTAGTTACTACAGCATCTCCGAAATCGTTCGAGGTAAATTTTTGTGCTCCATTACCGTCTATGTGGTTTGTTGAAACATATGACACTTCAATAATATTGCCCTGTACTGGACGCTTCCCTAATACATTACCATCACTAAAAGTAATATCATAATATCCATTAGGAGTTTCATTTACCATGTATATTGTAGAATCGTCATTGATAGTAGTAACGGTTTGAATATCATGATAGGAAACAAAGTTTGGCGAAGTAGCATTATCCTTCACTCTAACAGATAATGTCGAGGTGTCAATATTTTCATCTTGAATAACATAACTTACATTATCTGAAGCGTTAGCGAAGAATGTTCGTTTATTCATTTTACCTTCGACGATTTGTACATTTTCAAAGATAAATGTATTGTCTTGAGATATGTCTACTGTATACGGTTCTATTGTCAAAAACTGATATCCAACATCATCAATGCTAGAAAAAAACGTTGTTCCTCTGGATAAGGTAAATGTAGATGGGGGATTTTCTATTGTTAGTTCAACCTTTATCGTTGCACGAGATGCTGTACGAGACTTTACAGAATACCCTAAAGCTTCTGCGTGTCCGATTACTGAGGCACGTATCTGAGAAGTTGTTAGAAAAGATTCATTAATAGCCAAGTTTGCTATCAACGCATTGATATGCGTATTGTATGATAAGACATCTAGGATATTAGATAATCCACTTGCATTAAAATCATAATCCTCAAACTCACCACTACTTCTAAGGTAAGTTTTTAATTTGGACTTGATGTCACTAAAATCTAAATTAGATGTGTTGATTGTCATTTATCTTGACCTTAAAATGGTTAAGTCCATAGTAACGACCTTTGGTGTATTCACAACAGCAAAAACCAGCTTCACACTAAGACTGTAATTAGTTTCGTTAAATCGCGCCGTAACTTGACGTACTTTTGCACGAGGTTCATCATTCTGTATAGCAAGTTTAATAACGTCTTCAATATCACTTAAGTCGAACTCTGTATTTAAAGAAAACAAAAGTTTCTCTAACCCGCCTCCGAAGTATGGACGAAAGGGTACAGAACCTCTCTCTGTCAATAAAAGATTCTTAACGGACTGTCGTACTGCAGCTGCATCAGTCTTCTTGTAAACGTCGCCTGATGTCTTACGCGCGAACGTGCAATCAATATCCGAATACTCACGGTCAACAGACACTGTGATCGGTTTATTCTGCAGGTTTCCGTCTTGTACTGAAAATACGCTTGCCATTACATTAAACTCTTTTCTTTGTATTTATACAGGAAGTTCTACATCAAATGAAGTTGGTATGCCAATCAACGGTAAAACATCACAAAGTGTCAAAGTGAGTAAGTCCATCAACTTTCCTAAACCAATTGCATCCAAGAATTTCTTTATCTTTTTAATCCACAAGTTCAGTAATTCTTTCTCCCAGTTCGCAGAGAAGTCACGTGCAGCCTTGATCAAGTTGTCAATGTCTTTCTCTGCTGTCTTTACTGTCTCTTCTATGTCGCCACCAATCACATCAACCAAAGACATACCAAATAATGACACACCTTCTAGGTGATCAATGACCATACTGTATGCCTCTGCCTGCAAATCAAAGTTCTTTATTCTATCCTCGGCGTTTTTAAGTTCCTGTTCAAACTCCTTCTTTAAGTTGTCTACGTCAGCTTCTAGGTCGTCAATCTCTTGTTGAATCAGCTGGTCCATATTCTCTATGTCCGACTGCACCTGTTCTGCGTCTGCTTTAGCGTCCGTCTTGAACTGTTCTGCTTTCTGTTTAGCGATCTCAATTTGTGCCTTGATAAATGCCTCAACGTCAAAGTTCAATAAATCAATTAACGAAGGTAGACCTAGTGCATCCCATATCACCTTGAACTTGTCAATCAATGAACCGAATGCTCCGTGTAAAGCACTGGTACAGAACTTGACAATTTCGGTCTTGATATATTGCCATGTAAGTTTAGCTTTCCATTCGTTGCAGACAACTCCAAACTCGCCGTTAAACTGTTGGTACTCTGGTGGTAATAAGGAGAAGAACTGATCAATGATCGCACTCTTCTCTTCTTCTAGTTGATTCAACACAGAATCATATGCGTCTTGTTCTAGTTTACCACTTTCAAAGTCCGCTTTTAGTTGATCTATCTTTGCAGTGTATTCTCCGGTTGTGCCTGAGATTTGAGAGACAATGCGATTCTGTTCTTCTTCTTCAAGTATCTTTAGTACGTTGATTGATATACCAAGGACAGGTACACTGAAGTTAATAGGAATGACTTTTGAGATCATCTCTAACATCTTAGCGGGGATAAAGATATGGAACTCTTGTATCAACTCATTCCATGCATCGTCAGCTTCCTTCTGCCAGTTACGGACCTGACCCTTCTTCCAATACGGGGATAGAATGTCGGCGATCAAATCCATGATCTCTTCTACCTGATCAATGATACCTTGTAACTGTTCTGTTATTTGAACGATCTCATCTTCAATCTGAGATTCTATTTCTGATTGTATATCAAAGTTCTGTACATCGGAGTCTAGATCTTCTATCTTCGCTCGGGCCTCTGCTTCTAGTCGCGCCTTCTTGGCCTTTACCTCTGCCTTGAT